AGCGCATACCGATCTGTCGAAGCGATGGGGATGTGTAGAAAGGAATATCCTTTACAGCATTCCACGTTTGATGCAAACTCTTTGTGATCTCTTTTACGAGTGGGTCATTAGATAAAATCGCCTGATCCGCAAGTGTAAGAGCGCCATTAAAATCAATAGCCATTTCTTAACTCCTAAACTCCAAATGGATTCTTGTTGATACCCATTAATCTAGAGAACACTCCACCAAGCCCACGGCTTGGAGTAGCATCTTGTACTAATGGTTGTGCTGATTGTGAAGTATCAATCGGTACAGGAGCTTGTTGCTGTGCTTCAAATAAAGAAGCTAATTCAGGAACAAGCGATTCAGCCATGTTTGAAATTTCTTCATGGACATATGAAGCTGCTTCTAAAGGATCCATTCCACGTTGGACTAGATTATTAACAATCTTTTCACCACGTCTAGCATATGGATAATCTTTAAACGCTTGGTCCATTTTCTGGACACGATTTGCTGCTTCCATTTGGGAAACAAGCTGATCGTACTTCATACGTTGAATTTCGAGATCAGCAGATACTTGGGCTGCGTCAGTAGACATAATATTGGCTTGCGCCATCTCTACATACTTCTGACGAATTTGATTTTCATTAAGTGTTTCTTGTTGCCTTGCCCAAGCATCTTTAAGATCTTGGCCGGATTTATATCCGTCAGCTTCAAGAGCAGTAATGATATCTGCCCATTTTTCAAAGTTAGACGCTTGCTCTTTAGCAGCTTTTGCTTGCTCATTGACTTCGCGGAATCGGTCGTAGGGGACGTTTTCCGGAGTATGTTGAGCCGATAATGTTTCTGCTAAACGTTGCCTAACCGCATCTTGTGGATCTGGGGTGTTATCTACTAGATCATCTAGCCAAGAAAAATCTTGAACATCACCTGCTTCTGATGTGCTATTTAACGCCGTTGCACTATTATCTTCATTGGCGGATGAAGCGGTATCTACAAGTAATTGTGAAAAACCCCGTGTGTCTGGTGCCTCGGCTGGTGAGTCCGAGGTGCGCATCACCATCTCTTCAGACATTTAACTATACTCCTTCATTCTGATCAGTGCCAGATGGACCGGCAAAATCATTCATAGCGAACTGTTTTCCGATATCAACCATTGCGTAGTCCTCATTGGACTGCGCCTCAAGACCAGCCTTTGCGGTTTCAAGCGCAATATCTGCCTCAAGTTTTGCGGCAATTTGTGCCTTAATCTTTTCAATCTCAATGCCAGCCTTAGCTTGTTCAATCTGCATATTGAATTGCATAATCTGTTGTTGCTGGCCTTGCTGCGCAGCTTGTGCTTCCTGCTGCATCATCATTTGCTGTTGCTGTGCCTCAGCCATCTTTGCTTCTTGTTCATCAAGGTGATCAAGAATCTTTGTAGTCTCTGGCATATTTACTAGCTGTACAAATAACCTGTTAGTCGCTGGATCCATAGGGTCTCCAAAAATACCCATTTGTCGCAACGTTGCATACTTGTTTAGTCGTTGGTCTGGCCCTTCGTCCATACTGGATCCCGGTACATAAACAATCCTATACCGACCACCATTGCGCAAAGCATCAAAGCGCATAACGCCCTGCTGTATCTGGTCTCTGGGCAGCATTCCACCTTCGATGTTTCCGACAAATGGAACGATGGCAAATTGTTCAATTAGACTTACTTCCCACTCTTTAATCAATGCGTTACTAATTTCAATGTCAGCTCGCACATATGAATGCTGTGTGTTGTCAGCTTTTTGCAGTAACCTAACTGACTCGGCAGGTGTACCAGCTTGAGCCATACCTTGACTGACGTCATGCAGTCCAGCTACATCCATCATGTCCTTCTCAAGCATCTGCAATAAAGGAAATAAATCTGCGCCAATGCCGGGAGCACGTTGCACAGCTGGTGGTCGGCTTCCACGATCGTAATAAACCTTTCGGTAGATACGATTCTTATCTTCTACTGTGTCGCTTTCTTTATCATAGGCATCTGCACCTACGCCTGATAGCTTTTCGATAAGTAGATAATCTTTTTGGGCTTCAAACTGCTCAAGTAATCTACTGTAAATTCTGTTGTACGTACTTTGTAATGATACTAGGTCAAAGCCAAGGCTATATCCATATGGTGTACCAGCTCGTGGTTGCCACCTAAGTGGAATAAATGGAAATGCGTCTTTCTTGTTGTATGGCCACACTCCAGCATAAAGAAGCGTCGATTGTGTCGCAACAATATATCTGCCATCAGGATATAACTGTGTTGGCTTCTCCCAATACTCATAGACACAGGCTGCATTTTTGCGTCGCTCAGTTGTAGTCAGGTGTGTTGAAGAAGCTGGAACCCATCCTCGCCCACCAGCGTTTGCCCCATCCAGATATGCATCTACATACCCAGAGTACTGACCAGTCATTGCGTCTGGCTCTACCTTTTTGCCAACCTCGCCATATGAATCTACAAACCAAGACAGTGGCTTAATCATCGCGTGAATAATCCACCGGATGTCATCGTCTCGTTTTGCTGATGGGTCAACATAGACATCGAATGCTGGAAGGATTTGTTCTACAACATCACCTACACGCATCTCGGTATGACCTACAACAGTCTCGCCATCAACGTCAATTTGCGGTACAACCTGTGACCTGCGACTATCCCAGAAAACTTTTAGAAATGATGTTCCGCAAACACATGCCCAACGAACACGCTCTTTGGTTTGTGTCTCGCGTTGAAACTTCCTGTTGTAGTGCTTTGCGATGTAATTGGCCTCATCACTTGCAGCGCGATCAGTTGGACTATCAGAAAGTGGTACGGCGGTGGCATCAGGAGCACATTGGGTAAGCTTTCCTACGACGCCGTCAATTAATGGCCTAATTTTGTTAACCGTCATGTAACGATTTGGTTCGTTAGGATTCTGCAACCTAATTAAGTTGCGTCCTTGACTTGCAATCCTGAGCCACTGGCGTCCTTCAAAGAACGCTGTAGCTAACGCCCACTCTAACTCCATCTCATTGCGCGATTTTTGCGCACTATCAAATTGCGTCTGTACGAACTTTGTAATCTTACGAGCTTCTTCAGGATCAGCATCCTGTGTTACCTTCCAACCTTTTGGTTGTACGTCTATGTCTAAATTTGATTTATCTTCTAAACGACTATCTTGTAGCGGCCTAGAACCAATTGTTCCATTGCTGTCTGGCTTTTCAAACGCAGACATTTTTGGTTTACCGTTTCTTACTAAATCAGATAATTTGCTAATGTCGTACATTATAGCCAGCCCTCACGATCGTACTTCTCTTTAGAGTATATCTTTATGTCGCGCATCTCTTTTAGTAACCTAAACGACATATATGATAATGCAACTAATGCGCAAATACCCAGTAATCCAATAATACTTATTACAACCATTCGTCTAAATTCCTATCTTTTAACCATCCGGGCTGTGCGTTTTTATTTTTACGTTCTTTTTCTTCAACTTCAGGGCAGCGCACAGGATGTTCCCGCCACATTAATCCATACCGGAAACTATCAATTGCGTGATCGTTGCGTGTGCCTGAATCAATTTCATCAGCATCTTTTGTGTGCGTCATTGTTGCCGATAACTGCTTGACTAAATTAGGGCAAGTATTCCCGTTGACAATTAACTTTGGTTTGACTTCACCGTTAACAGATTCAGTTGCCATCAACCATTCTTTAATGCGACTCCATCCAGCTTTGCGGTCTTTAACGGCTCGCACTGCTGGTAATCCGCGCTCCCACCAAATCTCAACTGGATATTCACCAATTCGTTGGTCAACTTTTTCTGGAGGAAATGTGCTCGCCCAGTCAAAAGCAATTGCCTCTAATTTGGTATTGTACGAACCGTGCAAATTTGTTTTAACCCGTGGCTCAGCAATTTTAAACTTTTGCAATAACTCAAGAACATTATCCACTTGCATACTACTTGTCTTGCCAGCTTCGTACCATTCACTTAGTACGTAAACATTCTCGCGTTCATCTGACGCAAACAAAATAAAACATGCTGGCGCTCCAGTACCAAAGTCATGACTCCCCCAGAATCTCCACCAAGGTTGCACTTCAATGTGATCAACAACATGCCATGGCTTGCCAGTGGAGTCAACAGGTTTAAACTGTGGAAAGAATAAACCTCCAACTCCTACTTCATGTTGACACTCTCTTAAGAAAGAGATTAGACCAAAGTCATCAATTTCTTTTTGGCACACTGCAATGTTTTTATGTGCCCATGTAGCGCGACCAGAAACAATCTTCCACCCCATACGGCCATCTTCTTTTTCTACTGGCTCGTAAATCAAATCCTCAATAGCTGGAATAATTGGTGATTGAATTCTGTCCTGCAACATATCTAACTCACCAGACAAAACGCGAGACATCACACTATTTGCGTGGATTCTGTTTTGTACAAATACAATTGCACAGTCAACGCTTTTAGCTGGAAGAATAGTAGCCGTAATAGTCCTAATCTTTTTTTCTACAGCATTAACAGAATCATCTAATTCGTCTATGTCATCCAAGATAATCATGTCCGGACGTAGGTGATCTAACTTAACACCACGTGCGCCGGTATCTAACCCAAATGCCAAGACGTTAAAACCGTTGGCTGTACGTAATTTCTGTGCGTTCCAACCACGCGAAAAGCCATACTGGTTTACAGCTCGTTCAATACCACAACGCTCCATTACGCCAGCAATATCACTAACGTGGCGGTTAGCAGCATCCTGTGTGGCACATACATACAGTAGAAATCTTCGTGACGCTTTGACCGCTAGTCTACTAGAAATCAATTCCATTGTAGTTGATTTACCGCCACCACGAAACCAACATTCGATCAAAGCTGGTGGTGGGTTACCTGTCTCTATGCTTTCAGCCCAGTTCCATGCGCGTATGTGATGTTCACCCATTTTTGAACTAGCTGCATTTGGCGCATAGACACGCAACCAGTCCTCATACGACATATCGTGTCCACTAATTGGATATGCTGTCCCACCATCAAATGATCCAGTAGTTGAAGCTTCATGCAGTTCGGAACTTAATGCTTCTAGCAATGCAGCACTTAAATCTTTACCGGGACGAACAAACTTCTTAAAGTTCTTTGGCGTAGCACGTGTGTTAATCGATAACTTCTGCATCGAGAATATCCTCCTCTTCGCCTTGATGTATTTTCAATAACTTTGCAATGCCGTCTGCAATTGCTCTAATTTGATCAGGGTCTCGTATGGTTTGTTTGACTACACCAAACACTTGCATAATCAAACTGTATGCTTGGTCTACTTCAAGGGTGTATGACTTTGCATGCATCATGCGTTGTTCTGTTTCAATTACTTCAGATCGCTTTTTAATTAAATCGATAACATCGTCGCTGGCTTTAATAGCATCAATTCCAGATGTAATTAATCGACCAAGGTTTTTGAACTCTTTGTCAAAGGCTTCAGGAGGAGCCATCTTGCAAACTGAATATTGATCTTTTAATTGCTCGTATAAATCTAAACTAACACCGTGCGATGCAGCTTCTGCTCGCAAATCTAGTATTGCAGTTATATAAGCTGTGTCATCACGTAGTGAATATAACTCTGGGTCATTTCTAAACTGATCAATTTTTTCTAAAAGCTCAGGGGCTACAGTTGAAAATCGCTTGCGATTGTTTGACCATAACCCCGTTCGAAACTCTGGGGAATCAATGCCCGTTGGGTTTTTACCGCCATGGAATTTACAGAAGTCTCTATCTTTAATAGCCATGGCATTACACTGTCTGCCATCAGCTAACTTAGCATTACATAGTTTAGCTTTTGCGTTATTCCGCACAATTGCATAGCGGTCTTCTTCATTTGCCATAACTACATTGTATACCTATTTACGTGCGGTATTTACTTAGTCAATTTTTTAATTACGCGAACACCTTTTCTGGCTTGTTCCAATGCTTGATTCTTAGGGTGTGTTTTTGAAATAAATTGCGC